CGGCGGCGCTGGTCCTCGCCGCGCACGAGGCGCTGATCGAGGCCGGGACCGCGGCGAGCGGCCCGGTCCTCGCGCAGGTCGAGGCGATGCGCGAGGACATCTCGGGAAACTTCCAGTGGAACGGGTACTGCTTCCGGAACGAGGGAACCAGTTCCCAGTCAACCGTCGACATTGGCCGCTTCCTCATTTCGCTGGCTTCCTCGTGGGCGGTGCTCCGGTTGTGCTACGGAACTGCGTCTTTCCGAATCCCACCAGACCCACTCCCGGCGCACCGGTTCCCGCTCCCTGATTGGTAGTCAGTGCCGGTCCTCCGACTTGTCCCCCGCCGACCACCGGCACCGGTTGCGCTCCACCGTGGTAGACGGGTGGAGATGGAGGTCCAACGGAATTAGCCGAATAAGCCCTGAAGTAGCGCGTTCCATTGCCTAAGAACACGCTCCCGTTTCGTGCCGGTCCAAGGTGCAACTGCTGCGGATTGGTAAAGTTCGGATTATCGGCGTGCTCCACGATGTAATTGTTTCCCCGGTAGATCTCGTTGTGATCCTGAATCTCGAAACTGAAATGTCCGTTCTGCGACTTGACGTTGAATCCGTTTATCTTCGGAGGAGCAGAAGGATCTCCCGTCGCATTAGTATTCGTCTGCATCTCGATATTGTTGACCGCCTTCTGAGCCGAGAGCAGCGCATCATAGAGCTTGGACCCGAATTCCGGATGGCCTTCGATGGTCACCTTCTTGAGCCAGTCGAGATGTTGAATGTTCAAGGGCATGCTAGTGCGCTGTACCTCTCACTTGGATCTTGTTCTTACGGAAGAACGCGACCAGGCGGTTGATGTTGTAGTAGCTGTCGAGACTGAGGCTTCCGGCCAGCGGGGTTGGCCGGATCTTGAAGAACATCCGTTGCGCCTGGCAGTTGCCTCCCGTCCACTCAAGGTCAAAGTTGGGATCGATTCCCGGCTGGCGAAAGCAGGAAAGACTCCACGGATTCTGGAGATTGTTCACGTAGACCGATACCGTGATGTTTCCTACTGCAGCGATATACCCGGTGAAGTAGCAGAGCAATTTCTGCCCCGCGCCGAGTTGCAACTGTGTTTCCTGATCGCGGGTTGGCAGCGCACATGTGATGTAGTAGGAAAAGATTTCACCGAAATCGTCATCGGTATAGGAGGCGGGATCAAGATAGTAAACATTCCCGAATCCGCCCAGGCCCGGTGCGTTGCCGTTTCCGCCAAAGAAGATGGGGGTCAGTTGTCCCGGCTGCAAGTACATCCGCGCCGCGCCGTTCATGGGGCGATACCACGGAGACCACTTGCGGGTGTTGTCGGTCGCAACCAAACGCCCGGTGAAGGCGGTGCGGTAGGGCGGCGCGAAGGCGATCTGCTCGGCGGTATCGAGTTCCCGGTAGCTCATCTGATAGATCACAGTCGGAGACGTGGCCACGCCGAGAGGCAGGCCAAAGTACACTACACGGTCTACCGGATCATTGAGCGTCCAGCAACGAAACGCCTGCTGCATGTTGATCTGCGGCGACGTGCCGTTGGTTTCATACCAGTTGGGCTGAATCTCCTGCGATATCTTCCATGCCTGGTTGCCGCCGAAGATGCGTGCGCCGGACTCCGATGCCCAGATAAAGAACTCTTCGCCGCCCGAGGAAGAGTTGTCATCGGCCTGCGATTCGGTGAGGCAAAAGGCCGAGAGTGCTCCGCAGTTGGCCGCAACCTCGTTCACCTGCCAGCCTGCGGGGAGCGTTGCCCCGTTGGTCAGAACCTCGTGCAACCGACCGGAGGGTTCCCGCGTAAGCAGGTAAAGCGAGTTGTTGCGCGTAGCGATCTGCACCACCTGGCGCGGATCAGCCGCAGGCCCGAACTTGCCGGTCACGCCATCGAAGGCTTCCGGGTTGTTCGAGTAGGAGTTGTTGACTATCGAATCCGTGTAGGGAGTCTCATCGTAGATCAGCGACATTTGCGAGTAGGTCACTCCACCTCCCGCGGTCGGATGTACAGTCACATTGAACAGAGCATCAGCAGGGATAGGAATCGGCATCCGGTTGCTGAATGTGCCTTCGTAATAGGCTCCCACACTGCCGTGATTCGCAACCGTAAAGGTGATGATGCTCGAGAACCCGGTCGAATCGGATGTGATCGTCGCCGCAAGCAATTCGTCCCCGTTGATCGAGGTAGCCCATACTCGGAAGCGATACGTCGTGTCCTGCGTCAGAATCGGCGCACCGTCAATATCCTGATAGGCGGGCTGCCAGATATTGACCGGCAATCCCGACACATAGCTGACTTGCATCGCGGTTCCAATGCGCGAGGGAACGAGAGCGTAATCCAAAGGATCGGCTAATGTAATCCAGCCGGTAGGAACAAACGGGTTCGGAGCAGTCGGCTGCAATCCCCCGGCAAAGTCCATATTGAGCAGGTTGGTAACGTTGTTGCGCTGCCCGAAGGCCTGCAGGTAGGTATCGAACGATGCAAACTTAAGTGCTCCGTCGAGCGTAATCTGCGCCGCGGTGTTGTTGCCGGGGATGGATGTGCAGATGCCCGCAAAGAGCGAGTTGTCGGAGAAATCCATCAGGATCGAGGTCGTTACGTTGTCGTTGATCTGCGTAGCCTGCGCGACCGTAATCCCGTTCACCTGCGGATTGACAGGAAGATAGAAGAACTGGCTCCCGAGCGCTCCGGTAAACTCGACTACCCGCGCCTGCACGTTCGATGGCCCGATGGCCAGTTCATCGACCTGAAGATACTGCCCTCCGTTGGCGACGAACTGATACCAGGGGCTAGGCTTGGTGAGCGCTCCCTGCCGGGTAAGGAACGACTGGCGCACGCGATGGATTCCTGGCGCGGCTTGGCCATAGGGAGAGACAGTTCCCGATGCCGGTGTCGAGGCATCCGGTCCATACTGCTGATACCGGAAGACCAGAGGCGAGACAATCTCCGTCACATAGAAGTAGCCGTTCCACGCGAAACTGACCGTTCCGCCTGTCCATGTACCATTCGAGTAACTCATCTGCATTTGAAAGCTGGTTTCGGTCGGAGAAGACTGCACTTCAAAGTAGGTCGGTGTTGGCGTATTATCCGGAATCGGCCATGCCAGCGTAACTGTGCCTCCGGTGCTGGTGGCATCGGAATCTGCCTGCGCAAAGGTGAAGGTCACCGGGTCGACGATTGCCAGCACCGATACCGAAGTGTTGAACGTGGTATCCGTCACGCCGGCAATCGTTACCAGCACGCCGGGAGTGAGGGTGTGCGCCGCGGCCGTCACTACCGTGACAATGCCGCCCTGCCTGCTTACTGAAGAGATACCTCCCCCGATAGCCGTTCCCATCACCCCGGTAATCGTCACGTTGTTCTGGGGAAGCAGACCATGAGGCGAAAGTGTCGTGACAGTCGCCAGTCCGGGGTCCGCATCGTTATCGATCACGATGGACTCGATGCCGCCGCCGATAGCCTGCGCCGGAACCTCGGTAATGTGGACCTGGTAGCCGACCTTGAGGCCATGCGGCGTGATCGTGGTCGCAGTCACCGTATTTGAGGCGCGCACCAGTGATGTGCCAACCGTGATGCTGTCGGTGGTAATGGCAAAGATGTTCCCCACGCCTCCCCAGACATGGCCGACTCCATCCTTGTAGAGTCCGGAGAAGCTATTCCCCGTCACCTGGCAGGAGAGGAAGCCATGCGTGACGTGATCGGCCGAAGCCGCGCCTCCGCTCATCCCGCACGTCGAGACAAAGAAATCCGCGCCGGGATAAGGCGTGCCGAAAGTGGTAGACGTGACCGCCTGAATGAAAGCCGCATTCTCGGTAGCAGAGACAGGGACAATGAGCGCGGTTCCCCCGGATACAGTCTGAACCGTGACGCCGCCTGTTGTCTTATAGAAGATGCCGAAGATGTTCAGGCTTCCATGCCAGTGCGCGCCAGAAGTCGGTGTACGGTCGCCATAGGTAAGCGTAGCCAGAAGCGAAGTATCCACATCGCAGGCCTGCACCTGTTGGAGCCCGTTTCCGGAGTGCGTTGTCGTCGCTGGCCCGGCAATGTGCTGAAACTCCGTTCCTGCAAAGCCTGCGGGAACGCTGGCCATCGAGGATCCGTGCGCTACCGCTCCGGCAGCGATACAGAGATCATCACCTTCGGCCGTAGTGAACTCGACATAGGTCACGCCTGATGCGCTCGAGACAGTGACCGTGGCGCCTCCGGACCAGCAGGCCGCAGCCCAGTTCACGCTGGCATTGAATCCCTGCGTGCCATCGCGCTTCTGGAACGATGCCGTGCAGACTCCCGCTACAACAGTTGCTGAGTAGACACCCTCCACCTGGGTTGCCGCATCGTATCCGTTCTGCGGAGTAGCGAACGCTACCATGTCCGTCGTGTTGAAACCTACCGGGATAGGAATGGCCGCGCCGTTCGCAACCGACCCGCATCCGATGGCCATTGATCCCCCGCCCTGCACCGGGATAGTCACGAACCCGTTCACCGTATAGGGGGAACTGCTCAACTGCGAGGACGGGAGGATGACACTCGTCACCTTCGGCGGAGCGCCTGGCCCATACTGCGTTACCCGGTCAAGATTTCTTCCGTCCCATTGCAGCGGGGAATCCGCGCCGTGGAATCCATCCGAGATAGCGATATACTCGCGCCCAAATGCGGTGATGGAACGCGCATAGAGTCCGGAGAAGGTTTGAAAGAGGAATGTCGCCGGTGTGCCGAGGGTAATGTTCTGGATGTAGAACACGCCATTCGAGGCAAGATAGAAGTTGTAGACCGTCTTATCGGGAGCAACGAACGACTTGCCGTAAGTGATGGTGACATCCGGCGCCAGGGGAGGATCAAAGACCTTCCTGAAGGCGGGGCGGGTGAAGACGGAGCCGGGAACGAAGGCGCTTTCAGGACATTCCGGAGACACGCCCTCGGGGAGGTTTACGGGGTCCATCTCCGTAACCCATCCTCCGAAGACCTCGAGTGCCGTGTCCGCCGCATTGACCGGATTGTTTGCCACCGCCCACCTTTAGAACCCTGTCGGGAACAGTGCCAGAAATACGACGTTGGCCTGAAGCAGCGCCGCCGAATATGCGCCCGCGGAAAACTCCGTTCCCGCCGATGTGGTCACGCGCAGCTTGCCGTTGGCGGGCGTGGTTCCGGGCTGATAAGTGAAGATATAGCCCGAAGGAGTCACGGTTGCCGAAGGCTGCTCGGTAAACAGCACGATCTCCGGAGGCTGTGCCGATTGCGTCGGATAGCCGGAGAGATCGAGCGTATCGCCGCCCGAAGTGTAAGTATCCGTGAGCACCACGGAGCCGCGTACCAGTTGCGAGGCTTGCGTGGTATCAAGGATGGGTTGAACTGTCGAGTTGTTGGTAACCGTTGCTGCCATTGGTTCCTCCTAATATCCCCCGCCCCATCCGTAGTTCCCGCCTCGGGAGCCTGCAGAGTAGGAGCGCCTGCTGACGTTGTTCCGCTGTCGCAACGGCACATCGGAAGTGTTGAAGATGAGCCTGCATTCCTGCTCGGCCATCGCCAGAAAACTTTTTTGATCGAGATCCCCGCGCGGCCCGCTGAACTCTGCCGCAATGTAATTGGCCAGCGCCGACTGCGAACGCATGATCGGAACCGGCTGCTGCCACCACTGCGTTTCGCCCACGGTAATGAAGTCCTGCATGTAGGCGGCATAGTAGATTTCAAAGTCCATCTGCACGATGGAGCCCGGCATCACGATGCCGTCGCCGCGCCAGTCAAACCATCCGTTGCGCGTGGTCTTGCGGAAATTGGGATTGCCGTCCGGAGACAACTGCATGGGCATGAAGGCAGCGCTGCCCTGCGTCAATACCGGCTGGTAGCCTACCGACTGTCGCTCTCCCATGCGCATCGGAGCAATGAAGTCCTGGGGGAGGACAGGCGTGTTGGGCGGGATGAAATAGCTCACCCCGTCGTAAAAGTATTCCCAGTTGAGCACCGTTTCCGAAGCCGGATCCTGGGATCCCACAATCGGCATACCCGTAAGGACCACTCTCTGCCGGTTGCGCGAGTAGCCCATGTTAGCCATGAACTGCTGCATCTTGAGCCATGCGCCGTTGGCCATAACCTGAGTAAAAGGCTGATCGTCGGTCAGCGTATCGCCACCGATGGACTGGATAGCATCATTGACCCGCACCCGCGCCAGGTTCAGCACATCATCCAGAAGCGGATACGGGCTGTTCGGTACGGGCGTGGGAATAAGGATGCTCATTTGCCCTTCTTTTCCTCACGAGCGAGAAACGCTTCCTGGTGCGCCTTGATCTGCTTGTATTTCTCAAGGTCGATGATTTCGTTGCACTTTGCGCACTTGACCGCGAGTTCATCGTTGGCCGATCCGCAGAACAGGCACTTGGTGCGGTTCACCGGAGTCTGCTCGATCATCCACACTTCATCGTTCAGTCCGAGCACTTCTGCAGCCATGAAATGCCGCACCCGGCTCACGATCTGCTGGAATGCCTTGCGGTCCATCGCATAGGTATCGCGCGCCTCGCGCACAATCTCCGAGCAACGCGCGTGCAGCATGCGCTTGGCTTCAGCCAGTTCTGCCTTCGAGGGCTTCGCGCTGTCAGAAGGAAACAGTCCGTAATGCCGGTAGCTCTGCATTGGATCGCGCCCGCGCCCATCGCCTACCACTTCGCAGGCAAAGCGCCAGCCGTCATCCATCAGGCGGTTATATTCGTACTCATCCTTGATGGTGAGTTCGGAGACAATGCCGGGAATCTCCCGCTTGCAGGTGGCGTACTCCTCGTTGCCTTCCCGAGCCGGCACATGAAACCATCCCGTCGACCCAGTGTTGATCGATTGCGGCCAGGGTCCGACATTGTGGATGTAGAAGGTCTTCGATTTCGCAGCCTGATCGAGTACCCCGAGGAACTGGGGAATACGGCGCTGCTTTCCAATCGACAGTTTTTCCTGCCGGGCTTTCTCTGCATCTGCAAAGGTCACGTTCGGGTCAAACGGCATTGTTTATCTCCATGACGCGAGGCCCTTTCTGTGGCAGGCCAAGCGAGGTTGCGGATTTTTCCATAGGGTAGGATTTCTGTGCCTTGACCATCCCCCCGAAGTTGGCGGCTCTTATCCCTGCCGCCCGGTTCTTGTCTCTGGCCCAGTCGAGCCGTTGTGCGGCATCGTCCTTGTCGGCCTTGTCGAGTTCTTCGAGCAACTGGCGCTGGTTGACGACAGGATCGACGTGTTTCGAATGTTCGAGCCACATCACCAGCTTGTCGATGTTGGCTTCGGCGGGATTGCAGGACAGGGTTTCGCAGTAGTGGTAGACACCGCGATTCGGGTAGGGCCCGGTAGGAAACAGCCCCGTATCCTTGTCCTTGTAAACCCGGTTGTACTGTTCTTCGGTCATGCGCGTGAGTTCGAGTGCTGAAATCCACTTCTCGATCACCCAGTACTGGCCGATGTGACGATAGGCGGGACGCGCCCGATAGCCGATATAGCCATCGGTAAACTTCCCGCCCACCATCTTCTTGACTGAGGGAGCGTAAACCAGCCGATACAACGGCTCGCCGTAGGGATTGACCCCAAAACGAGCCATTGGCATCGGGTAACAGGTTGGCTGCGGAAGAATCACTTTCCGAACAGACCTTTCTGGATCGTGATACCGCTGATGAAAGCGTTCTCGCGTGTCTGTACGGCTCCGACCTGTCCCTCATAGACAAGGTAGAAGACCATCGCGGAAACCAGACCACCTGAGTTGCCATAGATCGGGAACAGGGTCTGACCGGCCACGTCGTAGAAGTCGACAGGCTTGGTTTCGATCCGGAACCAGTTCTTGAGCTTCAGGAAGTCGATGTAACCGGGAAGAGCGCGAGGATTGATGACATTCTCGTGTCCGCCCATCTGCGAGGGACGTTTCCGCTTCAGCATGTCAACCGACTCATCGCCCTTGAGCGAGGCCATGTCGATGCGCTGCACCAGAAGCGCGTTCTGCTCCCATGCCAGGTTCTCGTTCGGTGTCGAGTGCGCAATGAGGTCCGCTTCCTCGGCATCGTCGCCCTTCGACAGTTCGATCTGTGCTTCCACAGTGCGAACCATCTGCGGGGTCAAAGCGCCGTTCGCGGTGTAGGTCGGGGTAATGTACTTGCCCGGCCAGTCCGCGCGCTGCACGCCCATCCAGTTGCCGGTGTTGGTCGCAATCTGATAGGCACGAAGGCCTGCGAGTCCGGTTCCGGTCTGACCAGAGGCTCCCGAAACAAGCAGCACCTGGCCTGCAGAAATCGCAGCCGCGGGAAGAGGAGTCGTGAACCAGATGGTATTGGCGATCACGTCTGAGGATTCGACGGTAACGGTGGTGACGTAGGTTCCACCGATGGCGGTCCACACGTCCACATCCTGATCATCAAGGAAGAAGTTGGCATTATTGACCACCACACCAACGATGACCGAAGCCGTCCCGAGCACCGTGGAGACGATGGAGTCGAGTTGGTTCGAGCCGTTGCCCTGAAGCTGGATGTCAAGGAAGTCGGCAAACGCCTTGGGAGCAATCGAGCGGGTGAGGGTAGCGAAGTTCTCAATCGCCTTCTCGTCCGAGTCGGTCGCGTATTCGGCCTGCGCGGTGTAGCTGAAGGCGTGAATATAGCAGACGGTGGTCAACTGGCCGGGAACCTGAGTCGGTCCGGAGCCGATGCCCATGTCTGAGCCGTTCATATTGCCGACGCGAGGCTTGCCGCCGCGGGAGGGCATGGTTGGGATGCGTGAGGGGCGGTCAGAGACGGGCTTGACCTGGGTGTTCTTCCCCATGCGCTTCCAGAGGATGGAACTGGAAAGCGCGAGATCTTCGAGTTCAGGCCTTACCCATTCCTGCTCGGAAGCAAGGGCCTGTGCAGCGGAGGCGATAGCCATAAACGCTCCTATTGGAGTGATTTATCGCTTGCACGCCTTTTCTGCCGCTCAGGGCCAGCTAAGGTGCTGCCATCTATCGTGCGTTGCGTCGTTCCGTCGAGTAATCCACGTAATTTTCGCCTTACGCGCGGCGCCTGCACTCGAAAGGAACGGTTGGTGCCATTATTGACCCGTAACTCAATTAAATCAAGCCCAAGTTACAGGCCTGTCTTCTCCCTTGATGTACGCCTGTCGCTTCACCAGCATCGACTGCGACGTGCGGTTCAGATCAACCATCAGTTTCAGCGTCTTTGGCGGTCCGGCAATCTTGCGGAACTGCACTGCACCCTGAACCGGCTTGAGTGACTGTGTTGCCGGTTGTTTCCCATTTGCCGGCTGTGCAACCTGTTTTGCCGGCCGTTCCGAGATCACATCCTGCACCGCGCGCTTCACGGCGTTGGGAACGATGGCCTTGCGCTTGGAGTTCATCAGTTGAATGTAGGAACTCTTGTTGCCAGCCTTGAGATACGCCTGCATCGAGGTTTTGTAGACGTTGTCGACCATCAGGCGCGCGTCGATCTCTTCCGACACCTTGCCCAACACCTTCTTTTTCTCAACGTCAGTCAATCCGGACTTTCTCAGGCCGGCTACTTCCTTTTGTGCCAGAGAATAGACCAGATTCACGCCTTCATCGCGGGTTTCAAGGTTCCACTCGCGCCGGGTGAGGTCCATCTGCGGATCCACGCCGTTCTGCGTCTGATTCTGACTCTGCTGTGCCTGGGGAACCTGTCTGGGCTCGATTTTCTTCTGAGAAAGAGCTTTCAGACCTTCCGACCAGCCGAAAAGGGCTTCGCAGGCCTGAATCACCTGATCCTTCGCCGGTCCGTCCGGCAATTGAGGCAGAAACGTCGAAAGAATACGGAATTGCAGCGGAACTTCGGCTCCCTGCATGTGCTGGACTACAGCCTGAGCGACCTGTGCCGAGTATGCCTCCGGATTTGCCTCCGCATATTGGCGAATCACTGCGGGAGCGAGGTTTTCGAAGGCTTCGGGGCTGGCTTCTCTGATCTTCTGCGCAAATTGCGCCGGGTTGGTGGTATAGAGGTTGTCGAGTTCGCGAAAATAGCTGCGCTCCTGCAGCGTTTCCTGAACCGCCTGCTCGATGGGAACGCCTTCGGTGTCCGACAGCGACTTAACCGCTGCCATCGTAGACTCGATCTGCCCCAGACCTTCGGGATACTTCTGCGAAATTGCGGCCGATTCCTGTATTGCTCTTTTAACGGCCTTGATCTGATCCTTGTTGAGCGCTTTGCCAGAGAAAAGCGGGTCTTTTATGTTTCTCCACAGCGTAGAACCCTGAAGTTCGGGACTGTCTGCGGATGTTTCTGCGCCTTCCGTACTTACGTCAGTTGATTCGCTATCGTCTGACTGTGTTTCCACCGGGGATTCGGTGCTTTCTATCGGTTCTGTTTCCACTGCTGCGTCGAGCAATGCTTCCTCTGGCATAAGTCTCCTAGATACTCGGTTTCCCGCCTGTGTTCGGTGCTTCTACATTCTTCTGAACCTGTGTCGAGCCTTCCGGCGTCCCGCTGGCCTTCGGTGTGGGCATCGGCTGCTGCGGAGCCTGCGGCTGCATCGCCGCCTGCTGCATCATCTGCTCGGCAGCCATCTGATCGTGAATCGCCTTGTGCAGACGAACGTTCAGAATGCCCTGCTGCGCCATCGCAATCTCTTCCGGAGAACCGGTGGTCATGCGAATCCAGCAGTCCTCGCTCGAGAGGTACTCGGCGCATTTCTTCGATTCCCAGATGTGGAAATCGTCCTTTTCGGGAACAATGGAGGGCATCTGGGGCGGCGGAGGCTGGAACGGCGGATCAGGCAAGCCTTGCCCTTCTGCTGCCATAGCTTGCGCAGCATGTTGGACCATTGCCTGTTGAACTGCCTGCGAGTTATCTGTAGGCGGCTGTTCCAGCAGAACCTCAAGTTCCCGCATTTGCTTCTTGTACGCAATCGCGGGAATAAGGGTGATATCGGGGTTGCCATTGAGTTCCAGCAACTCCTGCCAGTTGTCGGGAGATTCAAACAAAGCAGCACCCAACGGGGTTGTGGCAGCGAGTGGAAGGAACGTCGTGATGTTCTGGCGCTTCGCCGAAGTCGATTCGGGGAACGATGAATCCACATCGGCATTAGCATGGAAGGTTCCCTTTCTGATGCGCTGCAACTGAAACGTAACCGTGGTTCCGGACTTGCCGGGAACGCTGATTTCCTTGGCATGGTCTGGATTCTTCGAGGCCAGAAGAACAACCTGCGTGTAGATCGTGGCCCACATGCGCTGCATATTAGACCATGCGGGTCCGAGAATGCCCATCGCCTGGGCGCGGTCCATGGCCTGACCGGATGCGGTTTGACTGGCCTTTGCATTTCCCTGCAGCGCGGGAAGCGCGCCGACCAGATCGGGCTCAAGCGTCATGCGCAGTTCTTCCATTGCCTGAATGAAGGACTGCGGAACCGCAAAGTCCGGTTCGCGGTAGACTATATTGCCCGCAATGACTTGATCCGGAGCAGCTTCCTTGAGTAGATGGAATCGACCTGGCGCGGAGCGAGTGTCCGCAATCGCGTTGTAGTCATTAGCGGAACCCTTGAAGTAAGTTGCTGGCCAGCCTTTCTCATAGTTCTCACGCTCCGCGTTCTTGAAGTCGTTGAAAGTGTCCTGCGTAACCTTGGCGGGCTCCATCAGCGCCCCGCCCGTCATACCGTCGCGCACGTCGGGAAAGCCTACACAGATCGAATCGTCCATCGCCTCGTTCCACGATTCGGAGTAGGTCTTGCCGATGTACTTCATGTGAATGCCATCGGGAAAAAGCTCGAGCAGCGCAGAACGGATGGTCACCTGCAGGTTTCCGTCCGCGTCTTCCTCGGGAGTCCACTCGTGGCCCTCGGGCGGCTCATCGGTGAGCACGTTGTCGCAGCACCCTTCCTCGAACGCCGCGGGGCGGAGGAACGCGTGGAGTTCGGTGGTGATGTGCGCCAGAGCCTGTCCGGTAAGGTAGTAGCCTTTGCGCGCCTGCTTTACGCCGAGTCTTGCGTATCGCTCCCAATCCGATTCACCAAGGGCCGCTTCGCCACCGGCAATCTTTTTCCGAATCCAGGGATTTTGCGACTTGGCGAGAACCGCGTCTGGGTCTTCGTAGCAGAAGATGAAAACCGACTTGTCGAAATCTCTGGTAGTGATCGGAACCCGCGTCTCAAGCGTGCCGTAGACCTTGCAGGTTTCCATCTGACGGGGCTGGCCTTCTTCATTCACGCCCCATCTCTGCGCATCCTTTGCGGTGTAAACGCGGGTGACCACGCGCCCCGAGAGGCACATGTAGCGCGAAATCTCTTCCTGAATGCGCTTTACATCATTGGCCTTATCGAAGTAGTGACGATAGCCCTCGGCTATTTCGGCGGACTGTTCACCTTCTGGGTTTCCAAACTGGTTAGGTATGAAGTCAATTCCGGGAGGATTTTGGGTGAGAACAGCGTGGAGGGCACGACGATCTCTCCGGAAGATGTTGTAGGCACCCATATACTCGGGACATTCAAGTTGCTTTCCTTGTCCGAGATCAACATACCCTCCTGCAGTACCAATCTGGTAAACTCCTGTACCCCAATTGGGGTAGACGTGTTGGACTCCGTCGTCATAGAACCTCAACAATCTGTCCATCAGGACTTCGATACGGCGGTCATACTGATCGCGCTGCGAAAACACCTTGACCAGATTATCCAGCGCTTCCTTGAGTTGCTTAGGCAGGTCGCGGTTGTTGGTCCCGTAGGTAGGCGGTTCACCCGGATCGGGCAGCACTTCCGCGTGTTCTTCGGTTTCGCTTGGCGGGGGAGAGAGCGCGGGAAGTTCGAGCGTTGCGTCTGCCATCAGTTCACCATATGTCTGGTTGCTGCACGAGAGAACTTCTCCCGCGCATCAAGTACTGCTTTCACCGCATGCTTCAGCGTGATGCAGCAGAAATTGCCATCCTGAAGATTGATCTTGCCGCAGTAGGGGCATTCGATCACGAAGTTATCCCCGTCGCACACCGCCGCCACCTGCTGCGCTACGTGTGCCAGTCTTCCCCGTGCTTCCTCGTCGCTCATTGTCTCGGCTTCTTTGCGGCCTGCGTGAGCACGCCTTGTTGGGGGGCTTGCGCATTAACGTGGATCTGATTCGCCTGATTGACCATCTGATCATGCCATGAAGTATCGGGATGCGGAGTGGGAGGCATGAGCAAATCGTGAATCGTCTGGCCCGGCGCAGAGAGCATGTTCACGGCGCGCGACCCCTTGTTGCGCAGATCCTCCATCATGGGCTGGAACGGCCCGAAACCCGGTGAACTCATTTGCCCCTCGCCTTTCTCGTCAGTACGCCCTGATATTCCTTCTTGCCTTTTTCCGCTTCCCTCTTCTCAGACAGCATGATGGCGATAGCCTGCTTCTGATTCTTGACAGACTTACCGGAGCCCCCTGATTTGAGGGCTCCAGTCTTCCATTTGTGCATTACTTCCGTGTAAGGCATCAGTTGACCTTATTCTTCGGTGTTGGGTATTTGACCCATTCCTTGCCATTCCAGAACAGATGGCTACTATTGTCCTGAAATAGAGCTTGCCGCATTCGTTCTATCTGTTCTTTGTTCATGGCTAGTACAGTGTGAACGCCGTTGATGCGTAGACCGAACCCGACGCCGCCGTGTAGGACTTTGATCCTGTCACGCCGGAGTAGTCGAGAACGGTATAGGTGGATGTGGCCAGAGACTTCTGCGCAACCAGCGCGGTGAGTCCGCCAGCGTGTCCGCCGTTGGCTGCAAACCATGCGGGCGAAAGAACCACCAGACCGCCGCCCTTGGCCTTCACGTATTCCGCGGCTTCCTGAAGCCCGAGAGTTCCGGAGCGAACCTGAGCGCCGGTACCATGCGCATAAGTAAAGGTCGCATTGATGAGCAACTGGCCGAGGTTGTTGGTCGATACTGCGGTCGGAGTGACGGTTTCGAATCCCGAGTCGGATCCGATAGTGATGGGAGTGTTGACAGTGACCGGAATGTTCGAGCCGCCCGATGAGAACGGGACCGGGGGAGCGCAGACGATGGTGTAAGCGCCGGTAGCGGTTGAGCCCTGCACAACCTGAAGGGCGGGAGCCTCGCTGATGGACGTTCCATAAGCAAATTCTGCCGCGTTGACGAGTCCTGCGAATCTGGATATAGCCATGATTCCTCCGTTTAGACTTTTTGCGTGCTCGGCTTCAGAGCCAAATCATTCCCTGCCGCCGTTCGTACATCGAACTCTACCCAGAGCCCGATTCCGTTCTTGATGAACACCTTCTGGCCTTCCCCGAAAGGACGGAGGGCCAGGCCTTCGGCTGATCCGGGTACATCAAGTGAAACTGTGGTATTCAAACGCTGATAAGCCTGCGCCGGCTGATCGGTCACCGAGACAACCGTCTCCGAGATGCCCTCGATGATCTCCTTGTCGCCCACATCGAGAACCAGCTTGTGCGCGTTCACGTAGAACAGGTTGTCAAACGGCCTAATCGCCATAATTCCACATCCGTTCAACTAAATGTCCGTCACAATAGACAGTGCGACAATTCCCTTCTTTAACCTCTGCAGAACCCTCGCGCAATGTTTTCTGAATATCAGAAGGAAAACCTAGGCAAATACCCGTCTTTTTGTCGATGAGTCCTGAATTGGTAAGCCAATACTTTTTCACCGGCCTATTTTCCATTCTTCACCTTCCGGCATTTGGATATATTAATAGCCACTCAGCGATTCCTCTTGCTGCGGCGATTCCTGATGCTGCGGTTCTCCGGCTTCCTCATCGAAGAACCTGCCGAGAGCGTCTTTGGCTTCCTCGGCTGAGTTGTGGACTTCCGTCTCGGTATGCTGCCCGCCCTCATCGACGCCATGGGTGTGAATGGCCATGCCGTCATGGTGGGCGACGTGATGCTTGTCCCCGGTCAGCTTGTGCCCGAGCGCGGCCATCAGGTGCAGGTGATCGGGATGGGTTTCCCCGTCCATCGTGTGACTGCCGTCACTGTTGTGTGTGATGGAGGTCTGAGAATCGCCTGCGCCGTCGCCCGCTTCGCCTTCGACCTTACCGGCTTCTGGCTCGGGGCGGGGTTTGGATTCCTTCTTGGGAGCAAGTTTACCCTTGCCGCCCATCATTCCCATTGCTTTATCAAACGCCATCCTGTTCCTCCATCGCAAATTCCCGTTCTGTCATGCGCCGGATCTCGGCCGCCGTCATCGCCTTGTGCAGCCTTGGCTGCTCGGGGCGCTTGAGCGCATCGACTTCTGATGCCCGCTTCTGGACCGATATCGCCAGCGTTGCCGCTAATTGCTCCGCTTCGGTGAGTCTATTGCGATAATCTTGCACCTTTGCTATCAGCAAGTCACGCTCTTTTTTGAGCGGAGGCCAGAGCCAGTAGAGAAAACGGGTGATCTGATCGTTCATTGACACGATTCGCTCCTCCACTTTTTCATTCCTCTCACATACCTGCGGTGAGACGAAGAAAAGATAAATCGAAAGGCATCCTCTAGCCACCAGATCAGCGATACCATGTGGTTTTCCCCTTTCCGGCGCGGAAGCCAACGCTCTTGGCCGCGAATCGCAACTGCTCCATCACCTTCGAATGCACCGAGCGCTCCGGTTCCTCGGCCCACAGGCGCATCTTCTTTTCCGTCTCGGGCAGGTCTGCAGGGTTTCCGAAGATATAGTACACCCCGTATCCCGCGCCCTGAAGCGGATCGTCACCGAGATAACTAGCAATCTGCTCGATCTTGCGCTGGTCTCGGGGGGCAGTGCCGATCTGCTCGATCAAGCGCGGGCAGTCGCGGGAGATGACCCAGTTGGGAAGCATGCGCGGCATCCCGTTTTCGAGCACGCCCGCGGGAATCTTTCTGCGCAGCAGGTTATACATGGTCTGTTCGCGGCCGATCTTGTCTTTTCCGGCCGAGACCGGGGCGGGAAGACCGAACTTCATCAGCGTCTTCATCATGCGCCGGGCCACGGAATTGGCATTCGCTCCATAGGATTTCGTGGTCTGATCGGCAAAGGCATCGTGCGAGAAGGGGAACGCCTCGAAGCGCGGCATCTTTCCATCCTCGTAGGATTCCGATGTGATCATCTCGGCCAGCATTTCCGGGTCGTGATGCTTTACGAGTTTTTCCTTGTAGGTCCGGAAGACGCCATAGTCGTCCATATAGTGCCAGTAAATGGCGGAATCGTGCTCGAAGCCCCAGTCTCCGCTTATCCAGCGTCGGTGCCAAGGCTCAGGCTTACATTCTTCGGGAGGCGCAACGTTTTCCGCCACGTCGAATGCACCGTAAAAATATCCTCCGACAACGTCCCAACTTCCATGCATGAGAGCTTCACGGATGGCGGCAGGGTATGCCATGAGATTAGCGATGAACTGGGGGTCATTGGCGAAAACCGGGTTGTCCAGATACGTGCAGGGGAAATAAGCATAATCCTCCTTTTTGTAGAGACGCCGCTGTTCTTCATCCATCTCTTCACAGGGAACCTGATCGACAAACAGCCTGCGCACCCATCCTGCGCCGATGCCGATGGGGTTGCCGGCGCCGTCCTTGGTTGTATCTCTCGACACCGGGCAGCGGTTCCACGCCGAGGTTGCGTTCCACTGCTGAAAAGTGAACTCGCAGAGTTCGTCATAGCCGATCTTGAGCCACTGGCCCTGGTAGCCCCAGGCATCGTGCTCGTACTGCATGGATCCGAAGTGCGTCGACGACCCGTTCAGCCAGTTGACGATGTTTCTTGTACGATTGAAGGATTTGTAGAGTTCCTTGGGAATCAGTTCCATGAACCGGGTGACGACCGTCGCTTCAAGCTGCGGATAGGTGCGCCGGAGCAGGAGAGTGTGGACGTGGCGCGCCTTGTCCAAGTCGAACTCCTGGCAGGCGATCATGTGGTCGACAATCAGGCATGCCGTCTTGCCTGGGCCCGCCGCGCCGCCGAGGAAGCGATAGGACTTGGGGGAAGCATGAAACAGCGCCTGCTTGGGGTAGGGAACATAGCGCTTGTTGAAGTCGACGACAAACCGTTCCGTGCCAGTGGTCATTCCATCCTTTAGGGGACCGCATAGTAGGGGAACTGTTGAGACAGGCCATCTTTTTGTAGACGGTCCGCGATGGTCAGTGCAATCCATGCGTGATAAGGGTCGGCGGGATGAATGGTGTCCGCATTGATCCATGTAGCGGGCACGGCGGCACGAACGAAACCATGCGTAAGGTCGATAT